AGAGCAGCTTTGAACTTATCTAAGAATGAGTAAACAGTATTGTCAGTATCAGCGTAAGCAAGAAGTTGTTGAATGTTCTGTACAGGATTTGCCCTATACGAAACTACTGGAGCCTTTGCACCAGAAGTTTCTCCAATAATATTTTCACCCTCTTCAAATCTTTGTTGAGATGAAATGAAAAGAACTTGGTCTGAATCGTAATCATCTACAAGAATAGTGGCAGTGTAACCACTAGTCTCACCACGAATAGTTTCTCCAACTTGAAATTTACCAACAGACTCTTCAAGAACAACCTTCTCTTCTTCTTGAGAAAGAATATAGTTTATACTATTTGTTTCTTGAATAACATAATCATTAGAACCACCCAATTTAAGTTGAGCAGCTTCCATGAACTGAAAGTAGTGTTTTAGAAACTTGGCAAACTGTGGGTGATCTGACTGAATAAATTCAGGCAGTTGAGTTTGAATATGGGGTGAAACCTTATTCGTTAGTTTTGGAGTACGACCATCCATTTAAAAGACCTATCAATAACCTGAAGAACCAGAAGAGCCAGAACCAGAAGAGTGACTATGAGAACCAGAACTTGAAGAACTAGAACTTGAAGAAGAGGAACTTGAAGTTGAGGAAGTTGAGGATATTGTTGTTCCACCACTTGCTGCGCCACTTGTAGCTTTACCGAATGTACCCACAACACTATGAGAACCAGGCGAAGGAGTACTTCCCTGTTGATCTGTTTGTGCAGTAATTCTTGAACCACCTATATCAATACTTAAAAGTTGATTTCTAACTGGAACAATATCATTTGAATCTGGAATTGCAAAGAAGTGAATTGTTCCATCACCATTCATAGTAGATGTAATCTGCAAATCGTTTACAGTAATTGTACCAGTATTATAATTGATAGTACCAGCGTTTGCATTTATATAAACTCTTGATTGTGATACAACTTGATAAACTCTTACGATACCAGAACCATCATCATCAATAAAGTGTGTTGCTGTAGAACCAGCAATAGTAAATCCTGTAGAAGAAATTACTGGTGGTTCGTCATCATGTGGATGATAGATAGCATTATAAAATTTTATAACATATTGTTTCTTTGTATTAATTTGGGCTCTTTGTGATTTATACATTCTGATATTAGAAATGTTATTAATGATAGAAGTATCAGACGTATCAATCAATCTAGAAATTTCTGAGAAACGATACATACCGTCAAACTTTTCTAGATTATTATTACTATAATTTGAAATTGTATTTGAAACTATTGTTTCCAAATCACCAGAACTCTTGGTAGTTGTTGTTGGATCATATCTAAAGTTTACATCCATGATGATGTAAATATTTTCTGGATCAACAATAACTGGACGAACCGAAGCAATGTTATAAGATTTTAATTGTGATACAATATTTTCTTTTTGAGCTTCAGTTAAGAATGTTCCTTGAAGTGGACTAATAGAAATATAAACCTGTCCATAAACTGGTGGATCATTATCTTCCCCACCCCACACTTGAATTGTTTTAATGTTGGGATATATTGTAGGAAGAATTTGTTTGTAATCAAATCCAGTGACAGCACGTTTCTGTGCGGTATAACTTAGGGGTGCATAGTACTTGATTGATTGAATTGTTTCTGGTTCGTCACCACCAGATGCGGCCTGAATTGTAGACACCGAAACATTTGATTCACCACCAACAGTGGTTACTGAAAATTTGTTTGCACCATTTGATTCTGATTTATTTGTAACAACATATTCTAGAATAATAATATTACCATCAGAAAGTTTCTTACCGATTACGTCATCACCAAAGTATACTTCAAACTTTCCGTCATCTGTTTCTTGCAAGAAGTATACAGGATCAGTTCCAGTTGTTCCTGTAATTTCATTTGCAAGTACAAAAGATTCTATTGTTGTATCTGTTGCAGATTTCTGTACTGAAACTTTTAGTGTAGTTGTATCTGCTCTGTCACTTGCAAGTAAATATTTCTTTGATGGATTATTATAATCAACCGTATACTTTGTTGTTGTAAGTGTACCTTCAAAAAGAGATACGTTTGAAAAGATAAGAAGTCCGTTTGTTATTTGTGTCGTGATATCTTCATTAGTAACAAATCCATAAGTTGAGTTGTTGACTGTCGTTGAAAACTTTGTACCTTTAGCCATTGTCAAACTTGACAATTGATTATTGGTTACGGTAATTTCTACTCTTGCAACTGGAGCTCTTGCTGAACGTGGGGTATATCCCAAACTCTTTGCATGTGATACAACTGAACCACGAGTTGTTGCACTATCTAAAAACATTTCATTCGTTGCAAAGTTGGCATTCATTGCAAGGTAATGAGTATTGTACGCAAGCACATCCAAAAGTGATGACAATCCAGAACCCTCAAAATTATAATCAGAGAACTCTGACTGACCCTTCATGTATGTTTTTAAATTATTTTTTATTGCATCGAAATCTAATTCGGTAACATTAACTTCTGATTTACTTCCCATTTATCTAAGTCTCTCTAAAAATACGTTTACAGTTTGAACACCAGATGGAGAGTTTACAACAAAAAATTCTATGGTAACATTGTATGCATTTCGATCTATGTCTGCTGTTGATACTACATTGACAAGTTCTACTCTAGGTTCAAAGTTTGTAATTACATCTTGAACATGTCTTGTGAGAACACTCTCTACAATTGGCGATACTGGTTCAAATAAAACTGCACGAACATCAGAACCAATTTCAGGATGAAACGGCCGTTCATAGAAGTTCGTATTAATTAGATTACGAACACTTCTTTTTACTGCTTCAATGTTAGTAAGTTTAGTTATATCACCAGTAAGAGGATGAGCAACAAAATTTAAATTCAAGTCAGAGAAGACCTGTGCGTTTCTATCTGAATTATTTGTTGCAGAAGCATCTCTAAATGCAGTTGGATTGGCAGCCATTTAATTCTCCTTATTTGTATTTATAACGAAATTACAAAACTACTAGAGCTCTATTCTTGATATGCTCTTCTTCTATATCTTCTTTTGACTGTCCATGATATGCAACTGCATGATGCTCTGATATCATCTTCTCATTAAGAATACTTCCATCAGACAATTTAAATTGACCAAGTATCCTACCATATTTACCCTTTCCATCCTTGACGGTTACAAGAGTCTGAGTAGAACCTACAGGCATATGTTCCTTAACATATTCCTTTGCAGCCATCCCATACTTCTTTTCCTCCAAGTCTCTCGTTCTAGACTCTGGTGTGTCAATGCCATAAAAGCGTATACGTTGTTTTCTTAACCACACACCAAACCCCAAGTCAATGTCAACATCTGTTGTGTCACCATCAACCACTCTTAATATTTTACAATTATATTCGTACATTTTATCCTCCAGCGAATACGTTAGACGAACCAGAGTTGGATGCGTTAGGCACCCATGAACCGTGTCCACCTGTTGCGTCACCTTTTCGATGAACACCTATACCATTTACAAATACGGTTGAACTTCCAGCTGTCGCTGGATCTCCGCATGATGTTGTGTCTCCAATCCTAACAGTCGCTGCACCATTTGTAAATACATTTGGTGAACCAACTGCGTATGCGGTTTGGTGAAATGGATTAGGTGTAGGACTTGCATGACCTACATGACTATCTAATCCAACTCTTGTTACTTCAGGCATAATTATTCCTATGCGTATATCTGATAGAACTTACCGTATTCTTTATATGTTCTATGGTTATAGAAAGTTGCAATCTCAAATCTGTTACCAGACGGTTTAAGTGATATGTGTAACCAAGGATTACCAGAACCACCTGTTTGATATTCCAACAAGAACTGATCGTGTGGAACATTCTCACGAATCCATAATGCAATGTCATAATACTCTGATCTTGATGCGCCACTGAATTGCATATCTGCGGCCATTCCTCTCTCATGTTGAGAAGCACCTTTTGCTGGTCGGAAACCAGATGTAACAAACATATTTGGATACTTATCCTTGATTGGATCAAGAACATTTGTTGCCAAGTTTTTAAGGTTATTAATTATATCTTCAGAAGTCAATCCATGTTGCGGTGCAATCATATGTCCATACACTGCGTTCTTAGATAAGTCACCCACCTTATAGTGTTTAGATATTTGTAAACTATAGTCAATAGATTCATCTACAAGTGTAACTTGTTCAACTGATGACACACTTTGGTTTCCAGCTGTTATAGATGATATGTTTGGATTCTCTCCTGTGTCAGCACCATGTTCCGCTATGTCATCTGGCACTCTTGGTTCTGCAACTAATCTTCTTGCTGCACTCTCCGTATTGTATCTACCTTCTAATGCGTTAAAAGAATAATCAGAAAATGTTGTGGGTAGGTATTGTCCAGAAGCAACCGCAGCTTTAATCTCATCTATACTTTTTTCAACATCATCATCACCATTGAATACTCCAGCGTCTGGTAATTCAATTCTTGGTTTTGCTCCAAGAACAATTGCCTCTGGTGGTTCAGTAATTTCTTCACCCTCTTCATATTTCGCAAACCCACGAGAGTCTTTGAACTCAATGTCTGGAACTTTTGTGTAAGAAGATGTGCTTGCACCAGCTTTGTTGAGGTCAATAGTAGAACCTCTTATGTCAATTGCACTAGAGGCATTCAAATCTAATCCACCACCATCAACATCAATCTTCATTCCACCAGTAGATAAAGTATCTAGTGTATCACCAAAGAACTGTTCAGCTTTACCGTCAGCGGAAAGAGAATATGTTCCTTTGATATTTGTTTTGTAATCCCCATCCACACTCATATTAAAGTTTGCCTGTGTCTGTAGTTTCATATCTTCAACAGATGTTGCGGTAATGTTTTGTTGTGAAGTAATCTCTGTTGATTCATTTGAGTACATGCGTATGTTCTTACCAGCATGGAACGTAATGTTTCTTCCTACATTCCAAGTCATGTCCTCATCTACTTGTCCGTTAACAGAACCACGCACATAAAGATTAGTATTACCATCAACATATAAATCTACGTTACCACGAACACGAACCTTCTTATTACTATGAACAACTTCATAGTCCTCACCAATAATCTTTGTAACTCTTGTTCCGTCTGGATGCACTTCATAAAATGTTCCGCTACGATGATACTCATGTATCCGTTCATGTCCAGGCGTATCGTCAAACTCTTGGATGTGTCCAGACTCAGTTTCCCTTACATGGTTGAAAGGGTATTGTGCATTGTAAGGAGTCTTTGGCTCTCCTGTCAAATCATCAACACGTTTTCTTTTGAAGTCTACTACTGGATGTTGTCTTGATAAATCATTTACCGCAAGTCTATTTGTATCTACCTCGTTTACCCTACGAGGATAGTAAGAACGAGGATCAGCAAACCCATTGAGAGTTTGTTGCGTTGAAACTGTTACTTCAACTTCCGTACCCTCTCTTGGTGGTTCATCAAATACGATTTTATTTTCTTCAATCTTATATGCCATTATGATACCTCTGTGTTAATCCCTTTTGACTCTGCGTATTCTTTTATTGTTTGAGAACCATTCTTTAGGGAAGTAGGTGGGCCTTTTGTAAACTCAGATGGATAAAAATGTCCAACATCATTTGGAATATCATTCTTTAGTTTAAATGGATTCATAGCAGCAGTTGCAAGTGTAGTGTAGTTGTCACCTCTTGTACCAGTGTCATACTTTCCATCAGGTAAAAAGATTTGTAAGTCTATCGCACATCCATAGTTATGCCATGATGAGCCAGGACGAGCGGCTCTATTTGTTGTTCTACCAGTACTGTAATCATTAAATAGTTTTCTTTGTTCTGCCATAGACCTGTATCCGTATCCGATACTTGCATCATAGTCTGGATTGTCTGCAAGGAACTTGATAATACCATTCGCCCATCTATCACGCAACCAAGGAACAAGACTGTTTAGTTTCGATGCGGTTCGTTCTCCGTATCTTGACCTACCAAAGTCATCTGCTGTGTATGTTCTACCACCAGAGAACTCTGGTGCTTCTGCTTCTGTATTGATAGGTGACTCCGCTGGCCTGTTTTCTGC